AGAACATTGTATTTTATGCTCTTCATTTTTGGGCTTACTACGGCTGCTTGCCACACAAGCCTTGGATTTCATCTCTTCGTATGTCATAATTATTATTTGTTTATGTAGTACGGCATTATTTAAATCCCCATTCTTTCATGTAGTCAATGTTTTCAGGAAATCCTTCTACCAATATAGGGCTGAGGAATATCTTATCACTTTTTAAATTTGATCCTCCCCATTCGGTGGGTGGACACTTTTCATATTCTTCTTTAGAAACTTCACTTACACAAAAATGTGTCTGAAAGCCATATCCTTGTACACTTACTCCTAAATAACCGAATTTACGTAATGCCCACTCAAAAGCAATATCTCTATAAAAGTAATGTTTGGAGAATACTGCTACATATATCTTATGTGTAAAATTCCCTGTTTCTGTCAAATCCGGATTACATCTGATACAGAAATATTTAATACGTGAAAGTATTTTTTTTGCAAAATTCTCATATTTTTCACAATCCTCTTTTGAAAGAAACTCCTCCCCATCATATGCGATGTAAACAGTCTTAGTAATTTCTTTTGTTTCCATGTTATTCTTTTAATTAAAGCCCCGAAGCGTATTCTCCGGGGCACAACCATTCTTTACTAACCCTTGCCATTTATGTGTGGCTCACATTTATGAGGGATAAGCAGGAGTCGAACCTACACAAGTATCGTCTGATTTCTCGCTTTCGTCCGTAGATTGGCTATCCTACGATCTTTAAACTACTCAACAAATGTATTACTCTCAGCTACGGTCTTGATGACTTCCATTTCTATGTACACTTGAAATTTCCATTCATTAGTCTTAGCACCCTATGACCATTTTATCCCATGTTCGCCAACTCTATCTTCACAGACCGAGCAGGCATAAAGTTTATAAGCAAATGAATCTATATCAAATCAGTCAACCCAAATTTAATTTTGATAACATCGATGATGGCTTTATACTGCTTCTCATAGATTGTGCCCGAATGGGTTTCTTCCACTCTCTTTTCAAACTCTTCAATACTCCCACGGAAGCATCCGCATGTTATTTCCACTTTGTTTTCTTTTGTCAGGTAGGCATGGGTGTGGCGGTTGGCAGAACCGAAACAGTCAAATCCGCAATGTTTATTATTGTTGTCTATCTCAGCATAGCCGTACACCCGAGCATTGCCGGACACCCAAGCATTGCCGGCCACCCGAGCATTGCCGGCCACCCAAGCATTGCCGGCCACCCGAGCATTGCCGGCCACCTCAGCATAGCCGTACACCCGAGCATTGCCGGACACCTCAGCATTGCCGGACACCCAAGCATCGCCGGACACCTCAGCATTGCCGGACACCCAAGCATCGCCGGACACCCGAGCATCGCCGGACACCCAAGCATCGCCGGACACCTCAGCATTGCCGGACACCCAAGCATCGCTTTCTTGGTCTAAGTTCTCATCTTTCTCAACATATCCTCCCAAATCACCTTCCTTGGCATATTTGAAAGACTTTGTACACTTGATTTGGAATAACTTCACTCCAAAAGCATTGATTATAAAGTTATCTGTTAGCTCAAATTTCTTTTCCATATTCATTCAAAATTGAAATTATCCTCACAGTTAGGATCTTCGTCCGGCATATCATTACCGAAATCCATAGGAATGAACCAATCTGAAATAAACTCTTCCATATCAGTTAATTTTTAAGCATTAGGGAACTCAGATTTATCTTTCGCTTCGTATGGATAAACATCCATAATAGCAGTTTCCGCTACCGAAGCAATCACGTAGTCTGCCATTGTGCCTTTCATTCCTTTATCCAGTTTCTTGACTGCATCTCTCAAGTCGGCTGCTTGAACAAGAATGTTTGTGGATGTTTTCTTTTCCGCACCAGTTTTTTCATCCAATGTGATAAAGTATAACTTGCATTTAAAATACCTGTCAGCCGATTCTTCATCTGAGAAAAATATCTCAGAATAGTTGGCACGTTTTATGTCAGAAACAGTAAACTCACCGCTGATAAACGGTGTCATTTCCTCAATACATCTTCCTTCGCTTTCTGTAAAAGATAAAGAATCAAATAAATAGGGTTCCGTTACTTTTTTGTTCATGCCGTTTTCCATTACTTTTTCGTATCTAATCTTTACCTCAAACCATGTGTGCATCATAATCATTCCTCCTTTGTCTTATTACGTTCCTTAATCATTGCATCAGCTATCTGATAAGCTGCTTTAGCCTGTTTTTCAGAGTTGTAGTTTGTAATACTAACTTCTTTGGATGGGAAAAACAATGTTACAATTCTATTCCATAAAGTTCTTCTGCGTTTTGCTCCCATCATTATGCACTTCATTGCTTCAAGCGCAATATGATCGCGCGAAATATTCGATTCCATAATTTTATTGCTTTAATTGATTAATAACTTGTCTTTTGATTTTCTTGTACAGCTTCCCGACAAAACGTCCATGCTTCTCTGTTCCGTCATCGGGCAACTCGTTTTTATAAATATGAAGAAGTAACTGGATGAGAAGCACTTCTTGTTTTGTCAAAGTAAGTTTCATGATAATAACCTAAAGGAGCGATTCTATATCGCAAAGTTCAGCATATATCAACATCAGCCATACTATTATTTGTAACAGGATAGCCATATAATTATCACTGTCATTCTTATAAAACAATATCAAGAAAGATATTGCCATAATGATAAAGGCACTAATTCGTATAATCATTGTTTTAGATATGAAATTTGTTTTGTTCAATTTCAATCTCCATTACTGAAGTATATCGGATTTACATAACCACATAACATCAAAATGGCAAATCGTCCAAATTTTCATCCACTTGTGCGGTGGGTGCATTTACAGACGAAGAAGTGTTCTGAACCTCATAAGGCTTCATGTTACCTATATACGGAACAGCTTTTAGATCGTCCTCTGTCATACGTTCGCGAACTTCTTTGTCAAGCGACTGTCGTATGCTGTGCGTGTCACCATATTTACCGGGAGACTGGTTTTCCCAAGCAGTGGAGTCAATATACGCGCCTTTGGCTTTCAGGTTATCATCTGCCGATATGAAGATGTTATTGTCTTCAATAGGTATGAAAACACCTCTTTTTGTAGCTGTTGCACCTTTTACAGTTACAACGCAGGAGTTTTTAAATTTTAGTAAATTCAATTTTATGCTATAATTCATAACTTAGTATAAATTAAAGTTCTATCTTGTCAAAGTCAATGCTGTGTTCATTCATGAAGTCACCCAAGGCAATGATATTCTCACGAGTGGTGGTGACTTTGAAAGCTCTCGTTAACAGCTCAGGCTGTTGTACTTCGGGATGATTAATAAAAGGAGGCTGTTCGTTGGCTTTTTGTCCTGCCATGGCAAACGGATTGATCGGACGGGATTTGGCTTGTTCTATTTCAGCAGCTTTACGGGCTTCTTCAGCAGCCTTTCTTTCCCGCTCAGCCTTGATGCGCGCCTCTTCTGCTGCCTTGGCACGCTCACGCTGCTCCTTCAGACGGTTGGCATACTGAATGGTGGATGTGATGTTGAGCGTATCCATATAATAAGTACGAAGGACATCGAAATCCTCACCAAACCCCTTCAGCGTGGAAAGTTCGTTTTCGACTTTGGAGAATATGGAATCAATTTCGTTGCATACAGACTTCATGCTTGCGGATTTGTTGAGCCACTCAGACTTGAAAACCTTATTGAAGTCTACAAGGTTAACATTCAATCCATCAAAGTAAGTCTTGATAGTGGCTTTCTTCCTATCCTTGTATTGCTGTTCGTTTTGCTTGACTACCGTGTCAATCTTGGCAGAGCACTCGCCGATAAGTTTCACGGTTTCGGTTACAACGTCCTTGAACTCCCCGAAAGGTTTCATGAATTCTTTCTCAATTTCAAGACGTTTGGCATTGAGGGCTTTCGCCGCCTTGTTTAAAGCTGCCTTGTCTTTCTTTGCCTGATCGATATTCTCATCGTTATAATTGGAGATATCATACATTGGCAAAGCGGCTTTTACCATATCTCTGATTTGCTTTGCGTTGGTAGTAAGACTACCTAACGTCTTTTCACTCACGACCAGTTCTAGGTCGCTTTCTTGAATTGCTAATTGTGTGTTCATTGCTCTATATCGGCTATTTGGTTAATAATATCGTCTGCCATACGAATGCGTTTCTCCATTTCTGCAAAAAACTTTTCATCTGGTAGTATACGGACGATGTGAATAGGATCTTTTTGGAAAGGATTGTAAGCAACAAAATCCGTCCAGATTGCATTACAGCACATCATGTGAGCCATACACTGATAGAAGTATTCATACTTGACTTTGAGGAGCGAATCATTGTCATAAACTTCACTCTTATATTTCATAAATGTGTTCTGAGACGGACATTTTATCTCAATACATCCACGCTCCCCAGATTCTTCATCATAAAAGAACCCGTCAGGACTACTGGCAAAGTTGGGGATATTGGGGTGTTTACACGACCCCACTTCTACAATATGCCTTCCTGTTAACCTTGAATACAAATCACGTGCGCTTGCTTCCTGTTCTGTTCCGAATCTCATTGCTTTGCTCTCTACATTAACAGCAGACAAATACTCGGCAAATGCAATATCATCGTTTACAATCTCAGGATTCATAGCTCTTTCTGCCGCAACTTGGAAAATGTAATTCTTGGCAGTATCGCTGAACATGTCACTTCTGCCACTTTTCATAAGCAAGCCGATACTACTACCAGTAATGTTACCAAGGCGACATCTAAACCAGTCAAGTGACCTTTGTTCTGCATTTTCTATCATAACAACGTTTTTTGAATAGGTTTATCATTTGCTTTAGTTTGGGGCTGATTTACCGGCTGTTCTGCTTTTGGTTGTTCTTCAACTCCTGCGGCTTTTGCTGCGATTTCGGCAAGTTTATTAGCTTTTGCTGATTTATCAATAATTTCCTCATATTCTGCATCCTGAATATCTTCAACTTCTTCCTTGGTTAAGAATCCCATTGATATTTCAGGACAATAGGCGCGTTGCCAGAAAGCAGCCGCACGATAAGTAAGCATCAGATTTGGCATTGTAACCCATTTGCTCCCAGACTTTGTATACCACCCTTCTTTTATTGCCATTTCAATAGTTATCGGATCTGATTCAAGAACTTCTTTAGTAGAAAGTTCAGTGGCATAAGCAATACATTCAATATTATCCACATCAGTACCGTCAAACTCTTTTACAACGATTGTATTGCGTCTGTTTGTGGCATCCCACACTGTTTCATTGTATTTTACTTTACCAACCTTCCCCAGCGTTCTTTTCCGATATCTGAGTGAAGTATATCTGCCACTCATATTAATGGTAGCGATAAGGAACTTGCTTGACCATGACGGGTTTCCCTTGACAACGTAGAGATTCTGCATTATCATTAACGGATTAGCATTCATTCTCATTGCCATATCAAGCGCAATCACACAATTTCCTGTATTCCCTTTATAAGCTTCAGGAACAATTGTACTTTCAGTGTACATCTTAGCCATGCGCTGCATGACCTCAAACTGTTTCACGGTTTGTCCTACTGGTGTCATTGCAAACTCAGCCGCTTGTTTGGCCTGAATAATCTGTAATTCTGTAACTTGATTATTTTCTTCCATTGCTCTAATATTTAAAAGTTTAACAATATCTTGATAACCCCTGCGCTAAGCAAAGGCTGGTTCTTTCTTCTTCTAAGATTTTATCAGTATATCCTGACGAAAGCTTTGAAATGTGTAATTTTAAATTCTGATCAATCTGTCCTTTAACATCGGATATGTCTTCCTTGATAAGCTGAATAATTTCTTCCTTAGACGAATACCCGTATTCAGGAAGATATTCAAGTTTACATGATTCAACTTTTTTCAGTTCTTCTTCCAATTGATATAGTTCATCATACATTCTGTTCTCTTTTATAGGTTTCATAAACAATGCCTACAGCAGCCAACAATTCTTTCATTCTTGAATTTTTCTGTTCCACGGCATCATACATGGATGCTTTAAATTGAACTTCAACAGTATAATTGGCAAGTTCTTCGTGACTCATAGCCAACAGTTCTTCTTTTGTTTTCATTGCTCTTATGTGCATTTAGTTATACATATTTTACTTTTAGTATTACATCTACCGGATTATCCTTCATTGAAGAAAAAGCGTCAAGTACCTTTTCCTTAATAATCCTAATCGGAATGTCTATAATTCTTTCCTCTACAACTGAAACAGGAATCTTACTACCATTATATGTCAACAATGTAATTGATTGAATTACATACGGACGTTTTTTATTCATCTTCATGTTCTAATCTTTTACTGTGCTTCTCTATATATATTGAAGAACAAGAAAAAATAAAAAATGAAATCCAAAACCAAACATTATCAGGATTGGCAAGTAATATTACCATAATCAATGATAAAGCCCAAATAGTTAAAATTGGTGTTCTTTTCATAACTTATTGATTATCTTTTTATTATGATGTAAAACTACTTTATTTTTGACTTTTACCCAAAAATTATACTTTGAAAATACTTGTCATTAACATGATATAACAATTTGATAATCAGGATTTTAAAGAAGCGTACTTCACTACATCATAAGCATTACAATACCATCTTCCATTTTGACGATTGGCAGGTTTCTTTTCGGCTCGTATCGCCCCAGAACCAACCAAACGAAACAGACGAGATCTACCTCCAACTATATCAGCAGCCTCACGTTGACCAAAAGTCTTATCATTAAGGACTATCTTCAATACATCTTCATCAATCATATCTAATCTTTGAAAAGGTTATTCTTATGGGCATATTGGATAAATTCAGATTTCTCGTGAATATCCAACTTTAAATAAACTGATTTAATATGGTTTTTAACTGTATGAGGGGAAAGATAAAGCCTTTCTGCAATATCCTCATTATTAAAGCCTTCATATACCAACTGCATAACTCTCATTTCCGCATCTGATATACGGCAGTTGAATTGTGGACAGCAAATAACGCCCTCATATCTGCATTCACCACGCATAGGACATCTCACACGTTCAAAATTGAATCCACCTTTTTTATCTATATCCCTGCTAGTATTATCCAACTCTCCAAAATTGCACTTGCAAAATCTATTTACCATAAGAAATTGAAAGTATGGGATATTCTGCGAGCTTCTGCTATAACATTCCATTAATGCTTTATACGCTTCAGGATAACACTCCCTTATACGTTCGAGAATATCTTTCACAAGAACAGTTTCTTTATCTGTTATCGGTTTATTGCTTCCGTCAGGAAACATGCACCAAAGCTCATCTTCAAATATGTAAAACTCCAAGTCCTTCATCATTCCACACATTTTAGTCGGACCATAGATTTTCAGGAGATATCCCTGTTATTTCAGAAAGGGCAGCGATATGTTCTGGGTTATTAGGTTTCATTCCATATACAACCCAGTTTCTTACAGCAGTAAAAGACACTCCTGTCTTTTTTATCACCTCGTTGATAAACTCAGTTTTGGGATGAGTAGCATTGGGAAGATTTGAATAATAGTCCTTTAAGGTTATTTTATCACCTTCACAAAGCTTTTTGGTTGTTTTTAAATCATCTTTCATTATCTTTGTAGTGTTATATAATTAATAGCAATGCAAATATATCCATTTTGAGGATAAAATGAATGTTTTTATATTTAAATATCCTTAAAATGGATAATAAAAATCACTTGTATGGATAATGGAGAAGAAAACAGGCTGAAACAGTTCAGAATTCACATGAACATGACGCAACAGCAAATGGCTGATCTACTTAAGGTCGGTCAGAATACCTATTCAAGAATAGAGAATGGAGTTACAGCTTTCAAGGATGTATACAAAAAAATAATAGAGGATAAGTATCATCTCACAACAGGATGGTTATCTGGTGCTGATGTACCTATGTTTAAAAAATACGATGCGGTAGCTGGAATTATAGAAAAGGGTATTTCTGGAAGTAATAAAGAGAAGCTAAAAGAAAAGATTTTAGAAGAACTAATAGAACAAAAACTGGAAGGTAAAAGTGATTCCATTTCTATGAGCAGAGAAGTTTTTGAACAGATATCAAGACTTACTGAAACCGTGTTGTCTCAGCAAAAAACTATAGAATCAATGCAGGAACAGAATAAAAAATTTCTTGCCCAACAGGAAAATGTTGTCAGATGTGCTCATGTAAGTGGGTCGGATATTTCAACGAGCGACATAAAGAACCAAAATATTAATAAGGGAATAAGATGAATATATCAGATGAAGGAATAGCTATAAGCAATCGTTTTTTTAAAGCTATAGCAATATTAAAAGAACAGAAAAAGATCAGAGGGCTTCAGACTTTCACTAGAAAACACAATTTGAACAGATGGAATGTGAACCAAGTAAAGTTTTATCCAGGTCGAAGTGTGTTAAAACCTGAATGGATTGTGTATATACATGAAGATTACGGGATTTCTGTAGAATGGATAGTACTAGGAAAAGAACCTATTTTTGATCCAAACTGGAAAGAGCATAAATAAAAAATGTGCAAGAACTTATCCTTGCACATTTTTTGATAACTTGCAACATACTATATTACAAGCAATTAATCTATAAACTGGATAAACATTCGTAATGAATAGGTCCCGGGTTCGAGTCCCGGTTTCGGCTCAAGAAGCGGTAGAATACCGCTTCTTTTTATTTTATATAGGGATATTCAGTAAATGTCTCTAAAAAATAAGATGGCATATGAAGATGATAGGGCATGACCATTTCATATGC